CAACGTTAGGAAAGGATCCATTTGTGTAGTTGCTACCGCCAATAAGACTAGATACAGCGGTGATTGAATTTGTTGTGACGACAACAGTACCCACGGCGCCTGTACCTGTACCGCCTGTAAAGTTGACGCCTGTGTAAGTTCCTGCCGCATACAAAGAGCCGCCAACGATCTGACCGTAGGTGTCAATGACCCCAGAAACCCCACCAATAAAGGAAGGGTTGGCTGTCAGAATATCTGTGTCTTTATAGCCTACGCCACGGTCTTGAGCTGTAATCCCAGTCACAGCACCACCAGAGACGGTGATATTTGCTGTAGCCCCTGAGCCAATACCAGCAGGTGTGGACGTAGCGTTAAGCATGGGGACGCTTAGATACGTACCGTCGGCGTACAAAGTACCGCCTGTGATCGTTCCGTACGTATTCACACCGTTACCAATGGATGCCGCCGCGGCAGACAAGGTATCACCAACCAAGTAGCCATTACCGTCGTTCACAATCGTGACCGCTGTTACACCGTTAGACGCTACAGTGATGTTAGCTGTAGCACCTGATCCACTACCCCCAGTCAGGGGGATAGCCGTGTATGACCCATTTGTGTACTGAGAACCAGCGGTGATTGTGCCCAAAGAGTTTAGAGGCGAGGAGATCACAAAGTTGGTGATACCAGCACCGACGCCGCTGTTGTCAATTTGAATAACTTGCAACCCATTGCGGTAGCCGTTGAAGATCTTGGAGAAACCGTTCTCAGAGTCAACAAAGATACCGCGGGAGATACCAGCAAGGGCGGCTGTTATTTGGCGGTAGCCACCCATCTTGCGGGGGCGACCACGCTGAAAACGAACCCACCTGCCGTCGTTGTAGAAGTCTTTGTCAAAGATCGTGCCATCGCGCTGGATGCCCGGTTTTGTGTCAAGCGCAAAGACTTTTTTGGTCATGAGAACGTTCCACCCGTAACGCCGCCCACAAAGGTTCCGATCCCAGTCGCGTCAATTGCACCAGTGATTTGCGTACCAGTAGCGTCAACGTCAACAATTTGGGATCCAAGCACGGTGATGCCAAAGCGACCAGCGCCGGGGCGGTACAAACCCGTATTCGTCTCCGATGAGAAGCTCAGCGAAGGAACACCTGCCGTACCATTGATCAGCGACAGAGACACACCACCAGCCAGCGCTGTATTGGCGTTTAAGAAGTTCGTCCCATCGCAGATCAGCGTAGCCTGACCACCAGAGGGGATCGTAGCGGTAGCACCACCAGAGACACCAGTTGTGATGGTCAACGTAAAGGCGCCAGCATTACACTGGTTACTCACCACGTAGAAGTTAACCACAGGAGGGTAGGTAACTGTGACGTTACCAGACAGGGTTCCCACGTACGTTTGGATGGTGTTTGATGCTTCACTAGCCGTCAAGGTATAGGCGCCAGCAGTGACGTTCTTAACCAAGGCTGTGAACTCAAACTGAGTGCTTGTCCCAAAACCAACAGTCACATAAGCAGAACCAGTAGAGATCAAAAACGCTGACTCATTAGGTGCAAAGGTCTTGGTCAGACCAGCATCAATCAGCTCAGAGCCAGTTGTGCCAACAGTCAGGGTTCCTGTACCGTTGTTCTTCAAAAGCGTAAACCAGTTGTTTCCAACCGTAGAACTAGCAGGCAACGTAGCTGTTGTTGTTCCGCCGCCCCACACATAGGTCTGAGCTCGGTCTGTGGTGGCAAATGTGTAACCTGCTGTTAAAGACACAACTGGGTGGCTTTGATTAAGCGTAGCGCCAGAAGCAACCAAACCGTAACCAGCTAAGGTAGCGGCATCAGCAGAGGATGTTCCTACACCAAAAGCAATGATCCCCCAAGTTCCTTGATTGTTTGCGTTGGTGGTGACGTAGATGTACTTTGACTCACCAGCGGCTATAGACACAATTGTGTTCGTGCCAGCGTAGTCTTTGACCGTAAATGTATTTGCCCCTATGTTGCGGATCAGGGCATCGTTACCAACCGAGGTTTGGTCGGCTGGAGGCATGTACAAGTTTAGACCTGCCGTGGTTGCCGTGACCTGCATGATACGAGCGGCGTAGTCGTCTGTTGCGTTACCGTTGATAGGCCACTCCAACTGGGTGTTAGCACTCAGCGTAATGGCACGGAAGGAGACGTCGGTCGGTTGAATGACCTGACCTGTAAATGGGCTGTTGTAACTCATGAGTCTTGTGCCACTGCTTGACGATCTGCGATACGCAACTTGTCTTCAGCCATCAAGGTGTCCATGATGAGCTTGTACTGGGCTTGCCATGAAGGAACTAGATCGTAGTTCTTCAAGAACGGCATAGCTTGCAACAAAGCACCATACAGGAGCGCTTGAGGAGCGTACTGCGTAAACCAGTTCGTCTGGTTGGAAGAATCAAGGGGTTGCACTCGCTCGTAGTACAAAACCTCGAAGGCGTAATCATCATTGGGTGTGGGAGCAATCAACCAATGGGTGTAGTCGTAGTCGCAGTAGAACTTGGGGACTTCTGTGGTCGCGGGGTTAGGCCAGTATTCGCGGAGGTACTCATACCTGCGGTTAAAGACTGGCTGGCGCTGTCCAGCTACTGTGACGTTCACTGAGACCGTTTTGTGCCACCGAGCTGGCTTGGCAATGATGTTATCGCCTGTCACCATGTTGCTGGTGTTCACGGTCATGTTGCCCAAAAACTTGATCTGAGAGGCAATAACCTGCTCAGCAAGCATGATAAACAAGGGGATCTTGTCAATTGTGGCGGTGTCAGTACGCTCCAGATAAGACTGGATGTTTTCGACCAAACTGTCATAGGTCATAACACTTGCGGTCGTCATGCGTTCACCTCTTAAATTCGTTGAGGCATTTTAGTCTGCCTTTTAACTTGTGACAAGGCTACTTGCTTGCCACACCCTTAGTCTTCTCAAAAGAGCGCATACCAGCAATCCCCAAAATGCCCGACAGGATGACCCACAGTTGGTCAGCTTCGAGCACTGGAGGGGGATCCATGCCAACAGGAACCCAGCCCATAGCCTGCAAGTACTTCCACGCCCACTGAAACAGCGGGTAGGCTAGAAACTGGTAACCCATAGCCGCCACACCGATCCAACCAATGGCAGGTCTCCAGCCGCTGACAAACACGCTAGAGGACGCCGCTTCGATCTTGTTGACGTCAATCTGGGCTAGGTCTGTAGCTTGGTCAATCCGCTTCTCTTCAAGATCAAGCTTACGTTGCTCAATCTCCATCTCCATCTTTTCTTTGTCGGTGGTGATCAGGTCGCCTGCAACCTTACCAACGGCTTCAATAATTGATCCAACGGCAAGCAGGCTCATTTCAAACCTTTCAGTGTGCGGTTAATCCAGCCCTTGAGGAACTTAACCTGCACAGGATTCTTGTTGCATATTTCAACGTAACGGGCAATTTTTGCCAAGGCATAGGATTCTTTGAATCTTTGACCATCCGTAATTAGGTTGAGTTTTTCAATGGTTTTAGCACCAATACCACCGTCTGGCGTAGCGCCAACTACCAACTGAGCCAGTTTGACAGCCATGCCTAACCCAGCATTTACTCCAAAATTAAAAATGGTGTTGGCTACGTCTTGATTGCCAATCTCATTTCCACGCATCTTGTCCCAAAACTCAATTCGGTAGAACTCACGCACCATAGGCGTTAGGGAGCCGCCAAACTCTTTTTTGTCTACTAACGCCCAACCTTGCCACTGTGGGTTCTTGTTACGGGCAATGCCAGCGTAGGTCATCCCGCCCGTGTCGCCGGGAACTTCGTGGAGGACGTAGCCGCCCTCGTCTTTCATCATTTGCTCAAAGGCTGGTTCAAACTGCGCCATTATTTATCCTTGAGTGGGTCTGTTGAGAATTTACTGTCGCCTGTTGCAACCCAGTAGCCTTCTCGATAGCCTTCGTAATGAGCAAACCAACGAGCGTTAAGTTCAATTTCAGTCAGGAGAATAACCTCTTGCCTTTGCATTGCTTCAACATACGCTTCTTTGCGGTTGGTCGCATACTTTGCGGCATCTGTGTGTAATAGTTCTGCGGGTGTCATTTGTTTTTGTCCTTTATCCAAGTTGAAATAAAACCGTACAAAAATGACAGCGTGGCAACAAGCAAGACCCCAAGCGCAACTCCAATAAACGTGTCAGTCATTACTTTTCCTTTACTGTTTGTTCTTACTCAGCATGGTTGCCGCAATATCCATCATGGTTCTTGCCACCTGAATGTCAGTAGGTTCATTATCCCACCCGACAGTAATCTGCCCTACAAATCTGCTTGGGTCAGGCGGCACACTGACTCTGCAAGTGTAAGTAACACCCTTGGCGATGTACCACAAGCCCATCTCGGACTGCGCTGACTTGTACTCACCACAAGGTGTCTCGCCAGCCATTAACTTAACTACATCCGAATTGTTGCCTGCGTTCTGTGTAAACAAGCCCACATCCAGCCCGTCGTTTATTTTGTCCCGCCCCTCTTTGGTGTAAGCGCGGTACAGCACTCTGGTTCCAAACATGGGATTCACTTTGAACACAGCAACAATGGTAGCGTTGGTGGTTTTGAACAGGTGGGCGGCGGCATCTTCTACTCTGTCCTCGACAATGCTTGGCATTCGTTTGGATTCTTTGTACGCGCCCATCAACAGTTCTTGGTTCTGCCAAACAAAGTAACCACAGAACGCAAACACCGCCATGAGTATTAGCGCGAACAGTTTAAACGGGCTATCCACATAGGACAGCACCTTACTTAGTACATCAGATGGCTTTTCTTCACTCATTTACCGACCACACCTATTGACTCCACAAAACGCAAATAGTTCGTACAAACCAAATGCAAACATCATCAAAACAAAAGCACCCGCTGTAAGACCAGCCGCTATTTCAAGTTCTTCTTGTGCTTTTTCTTTACGGCGTTTCTCTTCTTCTTTAGCTTTACGGGCTTCTATAGCATCATCCCTGTCCATCTCAGCCGACCGCGCTTTTATCTTGTTCCACACGTCTATGTTGCCAGTCTGCATGTAGATCAACTGCAACTCAGCCTCCAGCTTGGCGGTCTGCATCAGCGTGTTTTCTATCTGCATTGCCAATGCAAAGTTAGACTTATTGCCTGACCGCTTGGCTT